ACGGCGGGTGATCTGATCAACGGAACGCTTCGGCTTCTAGGCGTATTGGCGGAAGGCGAAACGCCGTCTGCCGAGACTTCTCAAGACGCTCTTAACGCGCTCAACCAGATGATCGACAGTTGGAACACGGAACGGCTGGCCGTGTTTTCCACGCAAGACCAAATTGAGACTTGGCCGCCCGGCACAATTTCCCGCACCTTTGGCCCGTCAGGTGACATCGTGGGCGACCGCCCGGTGCTGATCGACGACGCAACCTATTTCCGCGACCCGGCGTCGGGCATTTCTTACGGGCTGAAGCTGATCAACCAGCAGCAGTACAACGGAATCGCGGTTAAGACCGTGACCAGCACATACCCCCAGGTGCTGTGGGTCAACATGACCTACCCGAACATTGAGATGTACGTCTACCCGGTGCCGACCAAGGTGTTGGAGTTCCACATCGTGTCGGTTCAGCCGTTAACGCAGCCGGCTAATCTGGCGACCACGCTGGCATTTCCGCCCGGCTATCTGCGATGCTTCCGCTACAATCTGGCGTGTGAAATGGCGCCGGAGTTTGGCGTCGAACCTTCGCCGCAGGTGCAGCGCATCGCCATGACATCCAAGCGCAATCTGAAGCGCATCAATAACCCTGACGACATCATGGCGCTGCCCTACAGCATCGTCGGCACCCGTCAGAGGTTCAACATCTTCGCCGGCAACTATTGAGGTGACCCCATGACCACCGTAGCTATCTCGCAACTTCCTGAAGCCACTACAACTTCTGGAACTGACGTTTACCCGCTGGTGCAAAGCAGCATCACAAAAAAGATTACGTTTACAAATCTTTTTGCCAACGCCACCGGAATTCCGATTGTGGCCGGCACAACAGGAACGCTTAGTGTAGCGCGCGGCGGCACCGGGGCTACGGCGGCCACTGGCACAGGCAATGTGGTCTTGGCAACCAGCCCCACATTGACAACGCCTACCTTTGTGTCGCCCACGTTAGGCGCGGCTTTGGCTACATCCCTTAATAACGTGGCCATTACCACACCCGGTTCCCCGGCCACTTTTACCCTTGGGTCGGGAAAAACTTTTGCGGTCAACCACAGCCTTACGCTGGCGGGGACCGACGCCACAACCATGACGTTCCCCACCACAAACGCCACAATCGCGCGCACAGACGCGGCGCAGACGTTTACTGGAACGCAGACGTTCAGCGGCCCTACTGTTGGCACCGCGCAAGCCTTGTCTGGCGCTGGCGCAGTCAACATTACGCAGATGATCACCAAATTTACTTCGACCGCCACAGGCAACGCTTTGACGTTGGCAGACGGCGTGGAAGGCCAAATTAAGATCATCGTGTATGTCGCCGAAGCCGCAGGCGCCGACACCGGCATCTTGACGCCTACCAACCTTGGCGCGGGCACAACAATTACCTTTACTTCGGTCGGCAATGCGTGTGTGCTTCGGTTCCTCAACACTGATTGGTGGGTGGTTTCTAACTATGGCTGCACGGTAGCCTAAAACATGAAAACGCCTATCCTTGGTTCGACTTATGTGGCCCGCAGCGTCAACGCTGCGGACAGCCGCATGGTCAACCTCTTTCCAGAATTGATACCGGAAGGCGGCAAGGAGCCAGCGTTTCTCCAACGGGCGCCAGGCTTGCGCCGTCTCGCCACGATAGGCACCGGGTCTATCCGCGGGCTATGGCAGTTTGGCGGGTTTAGCTATGTTGTGTCGGGCAACACCCTTTACCAAATTACGCCCGCGTGGGCTGCGACGGCGCTTGGCACCATAGCCGGAGCGGGACCGGTGTCCATGTCGGACAACGGCACCCAGTTGTTTGTGGCTGCCAACGGGCCAAGCTACATTTACAACGCCAGCACCAACGCCTTTTCGCAGATCACGGACCCGGATTTTCCGGGCGCGGTCACGGTCGGATTTATCGACGGGTACTTTGTCTTCAACGAACCCAACAGCCAAAAGGTGTGGGTGACAAGCCTGTTGGACGGCTCCGCCGTTGACCCGCTGGACTTCGCCAGCGCCGAAGGCTCGCCTGACGGGCTTGTGTCGCTTGTGGTCAGCAACCGCGAAATCTGGCTGTTCGGCACCAACTCCACCGAAGTCTGGTACGACGCCGGCACCGCGGATTTCCCCCTTCAGCGCATCCAAGGCGCGTCAAACGAACTCGGCTGCACGGCGGCCTATTCGGTCGCCAAAATGGACAACACCGTGTTCTGGCTGGGCGCTGACGCGCGCGGGCGCGGGATGGTGTACCGGGCCAACGGCTATATCGGGCAGCGCATTTCGACCCATGCGGTTGAATGGCACATCCAGCAATACGGCAATATTTCTGACGCCATCGGTTACACCTACCAGCAAGACGGTCATTCGTTCTATGTGCTGATCTTCCCGCAGGCTAATACGACGTGGGTTTACGACCTCGCCACGCAAGCCTGGCACGAGCGCGCCGGCTGGTCCAACGGCGCGTTCACGCGCCATCGCAGCAACTGCCAGATGGCGTTCAACAACGAAATCGTCGTCGGCGATTTTGAGAACGGCAACATTTACGCTTTTGACCTTGACGTGTACGCCGACAACGGCGCTATACAGCGGTGGTTGCGGTCCTGGCGGGCGCTGCCGACCGGGCAGAACACGCTGCTCCGCACGACGCACCATAGTTTGCAACTGGACTGCGAAACAGGTGTGGGGTTAGCGCAATACCCGGCGTATGACGCGGAAGATTTGGCCGCGGAAAACGGCGATCTTCTATTGGCGGAATACACGCAAAACGACATCGCCACCGAAAACGGGGACGAGATAACGACCGAGGCTGGCGACGGGTTTGAGTTCATAGCCGACGTGCCTAACTACCCTATTGCGTTTGTGCCGCCGATGTATCTGACCACAACCAGCTATCCGGCGGCACCCGGCTACAACCCCCAAGTCATGCTGCGGTGGTCAGACGACGGAGGCCACACTTGGTCTAACGAGCATTGGACTTCCATCGGCTTAATAGGAAATTACGGATACCGCGCGTTTTGGCGTCGGCTGGGTATGACGCTTAAAACCCGTGATCGCGTGTACGAGGTGTCGGGCACCGACCCGGTGAAGATCGCCATTATGGGCGCCGAACTGCGCGCCAGCCCCACCAATGCCTAGCCCGCCAAACATCACCAACATCCCGGCGCCGCGCGTTCCGATCATCGACGAGCGCACCGGGTTGTTGTCGCGGGAGTGGTATCGGTTCTTCTTCAACCTGTTCAATCTGACCGGCGGCGGGGAAGGCAACTCAACCTCTTTGCAAGACGTTCAACTTGGGCCGCCTGACAGCCCCGACGACCAGCTTGCCGCGCAGCAACTTGCCGGCGCTTTGGCGGCGCCTGACGGGTCGGCGCAAGAGGCGCAGATTGCCGTGTTGCAGAACCAAGTGCAAGGACTTTCTCTTGCGCCCCCACTCACGCCGCAGGCGCCCAACCCTGTTTTTGGGGCGTTTTACAGCACCGTAAACCAGCCCGACGGCTCCACCACGACGGCGTATCCGCTGGTCTACGACACGATCCAGATAGAGCGGAACGTCGAGTTGCAGGACCGCACGGCGACGTTCACTGCGTCCATCGGCCCCGCCAGCACCACCATGACCGTGACCGCAATCAGCGCCGGCCCTATCTACCCCGGCATGGTCATCACCGGCACGGGCGTCACGGCTGGCACCTACATCGTGTCGCAGACCACTGGCACGGACGGCAGCACGGGAACGTACGTCGTCAGCGCGTCGCAGACCGTGGCGTCCACGACCATTACCGGGACGTGCAAGTCTAAGATCGTCGTGCATGAGGCGGGCACTTACAACGTCCAGTTCAGCATCCAATTCGTCAACACCGACAACAGCATCCACGACACGGACGTGTGGCTGCGGAAGAACGGCACGAACGTGGCCGACAGCAACAGCCAGTTTTCGGTGCCCAACCGTCATGGCGGCGTAGACGGGCACTTGATCGGGGCGCTAAATCTGTTTGTGGAAATGGCGCCAAACGACTATGTTGAACTGATGTGGGCGACCACCAATTCGGCGACCACAATCCAGTACATCGGCGCCCAAACCGGT